TTTCTTAAAAACAAAAGATGGTTATAAAGTCACAGAACAAGAGGGCTTTGTTGCAATCGATAGAATGGGTAAGAATGCAGTTAAGCTTGTAGATCGAATGGGCTTCTCAAAAGCAAACTTCTCAGATGAGTTCATCAAGGGCTGGCAGAAGTAAGTCATTTGCCGCATCACGGGTATTCGGATTTAGCATCACAAAAAATCACTTTTAGTGTATAAATAAATGTGTCAACAAGATTGACATAAACACAACATACACATAAGGAGATGAATGTGACGCAAATGGTACTTACTGCCGCAAGCTTTCTCAATCTATCATTCATCGTAGACATTTACATGAACGTAATGAAGCGATGGTCTGATCGAAGAGAAGTTAAAAGAACAATCAAAGAATTAAACAAACTTACAGACCGTGATCTAAGAGATTTAGGTATTAGTCGTGGAGAAATATATTCCGTAGCCACCGGAGCATGGAGCAGAGATTCTGAAATTCGTACAAATGAAAATTTACGGGGGTGGGTCTAATGACAGCTTTAGTAAGCAACTATGTATTTTCACCTTTATCGGGATTGTGGTCTTCACTAGATCGGTATTCGCAGATGGTGGGTTACTCACGGGCAGCGGCGGAACTCGCAAGGCAGGGTTACCACGAGGAATCGAAACAGTGCATGATGTATCTCAAAGAGGTCATGTCCAGTAAATGATAAATAGACTATGAAGTCTAACAAAAAGCAGGCTTCTTGCCTGCTTTCGCTTTTATAAAGGAGAATATTATGAATTGGTTAAAAAACAGATTAATGGAACGCACATCTTGGGATGGTGGAGTTCTTATCGCAGTTGGAGTAATCGCTCTTATGTTTCAAGGTTTAATCGGCTGGGCAGCATATGGTGCAATTGCTTATGGTATCTTTACATTAGTTAAATCAGAGGATTAATTATGGAATTTGTTGATATGACAAAGAATGAACTTGAGGCATATGGTCGCACAGTTGGCATTGAATTGGATAGAAGACTTACTAAAGCAGTGCTTATTGAACAACTTAATGAGCATATTGAAAATGCTGAAGTTGAACTTTCAGATGAATTGAGTGATCCTGTATATCTAGATGCAGAGATTGAAGAGGAAGATTTTCCAATAACTGGTGAAGATCATCCATTAATGCCAAAAGAAATGCCAGCTATTAAAGAAGAGCCTGTAGATCCTTTGGTTGCAATTCAAGCAGAAAAAGACGCAAGGCGTGGCATTCAAAACTATTCGGAAATGCTACGTCAAGCAGAAGAAAAATATCAGATACTAAAAGATAAGCGTATCAGTGCTGAAGTATTGGAACTAGAAGCACTTACAGAAGTGGAGGTTGCTAGAAAAAATCTAGCTAGTGTCCAGAAGGCATGGGAAGACAGTAAGGAACTACTGTAATTTATAAATAGTACATAACACATCGTTGTAGTAAGACTACGGTAAACCTACGATAGAGGAAAAGAAATGCAAGACGATTCTATGGAAAATCCAGAGGCAAACTCTGGTGAAGAAACGACTTCTAAAAAGAAGACGGATAAGACAGAGAAGTCAAAGAAGACTTCGAAGAAAGTGAAAGATGAACTCTTAGTGAAGAACGCTATTGAGATCAATCCCAAGCTTGAAGAAGCTCCAAACAAGACAGTGGTTTTGGGTTGGGGCAGAATGAATCCAATTACTGTTGGACATGAAAAGCTAGTCAACAAAATCAAATCTGTCGCAAGATCAGAAGCGGCAACACCACTGATCTATGTTTCTCATAGCCAAGACGCTAAGAAAAATCCTCTAGACTACGATGATAAGATCATGCTTGCAAAGAAAGCATTCGGCAACATCATCGTAAAGTCCAATGCTCGTACTATCATCCAAATCATGCAAGAGTTGCAGAAGAAATTCTCTAAGGTAATTCTCGTTGTTGGACAAGATCGAATCAAGCAATTCGATGAACTACTCAACAAGTACAACGGTAAAGACTACAACTTCGACAATATCTCTATTGTATCTGCTGGTGATCGTGACCCAGACTCAGAGGGAGTTGAGGGCATGTCTGCATCTAAGATGAGAGCCGCAGCCTCGCAAGGCGATTTCAAAAAATTCAAAACAGGTCTACCTCGAAGACTCCAATCAGATGCACAAGATGTATATGATATGGTACGTGGTGGCATGAAGATCGCTGAGATGCTAGAACTTGATGAAGCATTAACTATCCAACAAAGACGCATGAGAGCAATCACAATGCGTAAGTACAAGTCTAAGATTGCTCAAGGTCGCAGACGTATGGCTAAGAAAGCCGCTTCAATGGACAAGTTGAAGTTACGTGCAAGAAAGGCTGCCATTAAAATCATTCGTAAGAAAGTTGCTGGAAAGAAGGGCGAGAAGTACAATAGCCTATCTCCTTCTGAGAAGATGCTTATTGATAAGCGAGTGGCAACAAAGAAATCTGCAATCGACAGAATCGCAAAGAAGTTACTGCCAAAAGTCAGAAAAGCAGACCTTGCTAAACTGTCAGGTAAAAAGATGAATGAAGAGTTTGAATCATTCTTAATGAACGAAGAATTCACTGCACTGTTCGAAGAGCCTACTACAGGACAAGACCCAGATATCAAAGATAGAAAGGGTACACAGCCTTCTGTGTATTTTAAGGGACTTGCTAAGTCTACGAAAGTGAAGCGTGACGCACATTTCAAAAAGCATGGCAAAAAAGATGATGACGATAACTCAGCATACAAGCCTGCACCAGGTGATGCAGAAGCAGAGACTAAGCCATCAAAGCACACTAAGCGATATCATCAAATGTTTGGCAAAGAAGGCGCTGTTAAATTAGATCGCCGCTTTCGTGCATTCAGACAACGCAAAGAAGAAGTTGAACTAGACGAAATTACTATTAAAACTGATGCGGAGAAACGTCTAAAGACTCAACACAAAGATGAGAGAGAAAACCTTTCTAAAGAGCATGAGCGTGAAATGGACGCACTGTTGACTAGAGAGTTACGTAAAAAAATTACAAGTATCAACAAAGAAGAGTTTGATACCGACGATGCTCTAATTCAGTTTATCGAAGAGACTACAAACGACATCTTTGATCAAGTATCACTTGATGAAGCAAAGGGCAATGAAGGTCTAAAGAAGAAAGCTGAAAAGTCTGGAATGCCACTTAGCATTCTACGTCAAGTATATAACAGAGGCATTGCCGCTTGGAAAACTGGTCATAGACCTGGTACTACTCCACAGCAATGGGGCTTTGCACGTGTTAACTCTTTCATTACTAAATCATCAGGCACATGGGGCAAAGCAGACGCAGACCTAGCCGCTAAAGTACGTGGCTCTTCTAAGAAGGAAGAGATAGAAGAAAAGTTAAAAGTATCTGATGGACTTGGTGCATGGATTGATGACTTTAAAAATTCAGATGCGCCGCAGTTTGCAGGTAAGTCAGACAAGAAAAAACAGCAAATGGCTGTAGCCGCATTTGTAGACGCTGGTGGTGAACTAGACGAAGGTGCAGTATCTCCTGCACAACGTGCCGCTATTGCTATATCTAAGAAAGCAAAAGCTGGAAAGCCTGGATACGACAGTGAAGGCAAATCTTTAAAAGAAGATGATCCTTGCTGGGCTTCTCATGAGCAAAGAGGCATGAAAAAGAAGAATGGCAAACTAGTGCCTAACTGTGTGCCTAAAAACGAAGAAGTTTCAGTCGATGAGATGTTCGAGGAATTCGTAGAGAGTAAAGAGGCATCAGAAGGATATGTAGTAAACAAAGTTAAGTCTGTTACAGTTAATAAGAAAGCATATCAACACGCCCTAAAGACACTGAAAGACTTAATCACTCGTAAGAAGAAAGAAGCCGGCGGTAGAGGCATGAAGCATGGATCTGGTTACTATGCTCAACAGATTGCCAAGACTTACAGTAACGTAGATCATAAAGTACTACACAATATGTTAGGTGAAAAGTATGTTATTGAAGTTGGAGGTGCAGGAGATAGAGGTACTGAAAAAGTTACTAAGCGTTACAAGAAAGATACTCCTGGTGAAAGCGTATCAGAGAGCGAAGGACCAGTGCCTAAGCCAATCTCTCAGATGACAGATAAGCAGAAAGAGGATCTAAGACACAAGCAAGCCGCAGAGCGTGAACGCAATCTACGTAGAATCAAGCAAGGCAATACTGAAGCAGAACGTAAGCGTAAAGCCGCTGATCGTGAGCGTAGACTAGCACAGAATATGAAAAAATTAAAGGATATGCGTAAATCTGATAAGTCTTGGGGTAAATCAAGCGCATTTGATCATCACGAGGAAGTAGAACTTGATGATTTATTCGAATCACATTTCAGCGAAGAAGTTACACAAAAACAGTTGAACGATTTAGAACGATTCGCTGATAGATTGCTTGACAAGTTTGGCATTGACGTAGAATTCACTAAGCATTTTGCAGATAGAATGAATGATGCCCGCAATAAGCCTGCTATCACAATCGCTGAACTTCAGAGAGTGTTTAAAAAGATCGCAAAGAACAAAGCGAAGAACATTCGTCAAAATCCTGACATTGAAGCAGTGCTTAAAGATATTCAGGCAGACTTGAACTTGCCTATCGTCATTAACTACGATAGTGAAAAGGACGAGTATGAAGTAGTTAACAAAACTATTATGCGTAAGAAGAACTTTGGTACATCAAGCAAAGTGATTAAGGTATGAAGAAGTTTAAAAACTTTGTAGCAGAACTTAAGGTCTATGAGCCTAAGTCAACTGACACTCTCGGATTTACGAGAGATAAGATGCCACAAGTCCGATCGCAAGATTATGATGGACTGATTAAGCATCTGAAGAAGAATAACGTGGGCGTTAGAAAAAGAAAAGTGCCTGCAAAGAGTTTGAAGCCTATTCAGAAAGAGTTTAACAAAGATAAGGTTGTAGGGGCAATCGCTAAGATCAAGACTCTTGGTCAAGCAAAACCTCTGATTGTGAGCAAAGATAACTATATCATTGATGGTCATCACAGATGGTTAGCCGCTAGAAATGTAGGTGGAGATATCGATATCATGCAAGCAGATGTGAAAGTCCATGAATTATTAAAACACGTGTACAGCTACCCAAAGACTTTCACAAAAAAGATACACGAAGGGAATGAAAATGTTTTGGAGAAAAAATAAAATGAGTAAATTTGAATTAACAAAAGAAATGCTAGGAGCAATGATTCCTACTAATAAAGAAGTAGACAAGTGGTATGATGCAATTGTAGAGATACTTCCTAAGTATGACATCACTACTCCTGAAAGAATTGCAGGCTTTATCGCACAGTGCGCCCATGAAAGTGGAGACTTTAAAAGCCTTGAAGAGAATCTAAACTATAGCGAAAGTGCATTGACTAGAGTGTTTGGCCGATACTTCGGCAAGCCACCAAAGCGCAGTGCAAAAGAATACGCACGTAATCCAGAGATGATTGCTAATTATGTATACATGGATGAATTCCGTAAATATAAAATGGGCAATGTTAAAGAGGGTGACGGATGGTTATTTAGAGGTCGTGGACTGAAGCAACTTACTGGTCGTGATAACTATACTAAGTTTGGTAAGACTGTAGGTATGAGTGCTGAACAAGCCGCTGAGTATGTAGCAACAGAAAAGGGTGCTATCGAAAGCGCATGTTGGTTCTGGAAAACTGCTAAATTAAATGCCATCGCAGATAAATGTGATATTGTTAAAATGACTAAGAAGATTAATGGTGGCGATATTGGCTTGGCAGATAGAACTAAGCGTTACAATGCCGCTATCGAAATTTTGGGTGGAAAGATTCCTGCTACCAAAAAGTCTAGCGTGAAGCATACGACTGTAGGTGTTGGAGACAGAGGAGATACTGTTGCGGCTGTACAGAAAGCACTCGGTATTGGAGCTGATGGTATTTTTGGACCTGGTACTAAGCGTACATTAAAAGCATGGCAAGCCGCAAATGGTTTGACTGCTGATGGAGTAGCTGGTCCTGTAACGTTAAAGAAACTATTAGGATAGTAAGATGATTAAAAAGTTCAGCGACTTTAGAACAGAAGCAAAAGACTCAGGCGAATACGATAACGAAGGTGGTATGGCTAAGACCCAACTGCGTGGTGTTATTGCTGATGCGGATCATATGATCAAGATGTTTGGTGACGATGACAATTTGCCAGAGTGGGTACAAAACAAGATCACTAAGGCAGCCGATTATCTAAATTCTGCTCATCGATACATGATGAACAAGGATGGAGAAGAGTAATGGCTTGGGTTACAGTTACAAATAACACAGAGTGGGAATACGATAATGCGGCAACAGCATCGGATACGTATTCAGACACTCCTGGTACTATAAGTGGTGGTATTAGAACGTTTACGTTACCTGGTGGTAACGCTAGACAGACATACATCAAGTGTAGAAAAACTAGTAACCCACCAGGAACAGGCGAACTAGACAAAACATATTGGGACGCACAATAATGAAAAAGTTTAAAAAATTTAACGAAGATACAATAGATGCCGTATGTGAAGAGTGCGACATTTATGCAGATTTGGTTTTAGAAGCATCTGAGTATGAAGGAAGAAAGGTTACGCTGAACGACCCTTTCAGACTTCCCAGCGGCTCTAAAAGAAAATTTGGAGTGTACGTTAAGAATGAAAAAGGTAATGTAGTGAAAGTGCAATTTGGTGATCCTAACATGGAAATCAAACGTGACGATCCTGCAAGAAGAAAGAGTTTTAGGGCAAGACATGGATGTGACAATCCTGGTCCGAAATGGAAAGCGAAATACTGGTCATGCTATCAATGGAGAGCAGGCTCAAAGGTCGATAACTAATAAATAGTAACATAATAAATTAAAGGAGAACACCATGTTTAAGAAACCAGAAAACATCAGACCACTACCAGACGGTATGGTAGATGCGTTCACTGCTAAAGTATCATCTCAGGGATATAAAATGCCTGAAGCAGAGCCTGTCGTAGAAGCTGAAGTTGAAGCACAGCCTGAAGAAGTATCAGAAGCAGTGGCATCACGTAGCGCAGATAAGACTAAGCCAGGAGATGGTGACACTAAAATGCCTAAAGTTGCAGATGTGACTCCAGAGATTGGCATGATCTCATCAAAAGATAAGGCAGCCAAGTCTGTAGAAACAGCAGTCAAAGCCGCTTCAAAGTCTCAGCACGAAGGATTTGAGATTATTCAAGATGGCGGTAAAGTAGAACTTGAAGACGTAGTGCAAGAAGCAACTATGGATGAGAAAGCTTGCGTTGGCGAAATGAAAAAGTTAAATGCTTCTTCATGCTCAAAGCACGAAATGTACAAGAGAGTGAGCGAGAAGTACGGTTGTTCAGAGGCAAAGTTTGAAGAACTATATGCTCAATATTGTAAAGAGACTTATGAAGGTGTTCAAGAAGACAACACTAATGACAAGTCAGATGATGGTGAAGGTATGGACAAAGTTCAACCTAAAGCTGTTAAAAAGAAGTTTGATGATCGTAAAGATAAAGACATCGATAACGATGGCGATGAAGACGAATCTGATGAGTACTTACATA